ATTTCAAAAAAACTATTCATTAAAGGAAAATATATAATATCTCCTTCATTTGGTCGGCCATCTTTAATTAAAGTATGTACTGAATCGACTTGATCTTGCCATCTTCTTTTAGATAGCATAAATGTTGTATCTTCTCTAATTTCCAGCCCGAATTTATTTATGATTTCTTGTTCGCCAGCAAAGCCTTCGGTTGTTTCCATATAAGCTTCTATCAAATACGAGTCATCAAACTTACTTAACGTATCTTCGCCAAGTATTAAATCTCTATTAACAAGTGTTCTCGGAAGATAATATACATTATGCCCATAAATTTTTAGACCCTCTATTATAAGGTCTTCATGCAGCCTTTTTTCATTATCGTTTCCGATACCGTTACCATTTGAAAAATAATGATTTACTGCCATGCTAAACCTCTATTTCTAAATTCTTTAGCTTCACTTAAATTATAAAAATATTTCTCTTTTTGTTTTGGTAAAACAACACTCCATTGTTTCTTAAAAAAACTTCTAAATCTAATATATAACATATCTTTATTTTTACATCTTGGATTTTTTAATCCAGTATAATTTCTTGTATTAGCGTGTTCTCTTAACTTTTCTAAATGTTCTAAACTTTTCTTTTTACCAGTTAATGCTTTACTAATTCTTTTTTTATGTAAAGTAGATTGCTTTCTACCTTTCATTTTTTTTGAAACTGTTTCTCTAAATTCTTTTGATTTAGGTCTAGGACTATTTAATGTACCTTCTCCTCCAGCAGTTAAATTTAATTCAGGTTTAAGTTTTTCAATCCAATAAATTTCACATTCATTTAATTTATTGACATCATCAACATATTCTATAACACCTGTAATTAATTTTTCTCTATTACCTGACTTGATTATATTTTTGATTATTACGCCACCACCAACATAGTCAACACCTGTACCAACGTGTTGGCCTACGTATAGTTTACCTTTGTATGATGTTCCATAGATAACTGGCTGGTCAAAACGCATATCATTATCCGATCATAAGAGGTTGTGACATTTCAAATGATTTTCTTATTTCATCTTCTATTTTTTGTATTTCTTGTTCAGCTTGTTGATACAATTCTACACCATTTAATGATACACCACCAATCATTGTAACGCCAGCAAATTTTTGTAAATTTGACCCCCATTGTTTTTTAAACAAAGCAGTCACATATCTTTTTAGTATCATATCATTATAGACATCTGTATAAACATCTGGATCTAATTTACGATATGCTTCAATAACAAGAAACTCACCAACCACCAAATCATTCTTCCAATCTTGGTCAATGTATAGTCTGTTATCGTGTTGATTAAATCTTAAAGGTTTTTCTCCTACTAGAATATGATCTAAAAAATCTAAATGCCTCATTACCACATCATAATTAACAACTGATGTTGAAGAAAAGTCATATAGGTCATTTAATCTTAATTGGTATCTTACGTCAAATAGATTTTGACTACCTTTATTAGAGTATGGAAAGATGTTAATTACTGAAATAACACTTTCAGGAACTACTATAAATCCATTACCTTCTTGCCAAGCAGTAGTAACTGAGTTTTTAGTAACTGATTCTGAGGTATTGGCGTTTATTCTATCGTAGTCGTCTTGTGTGTATTGATACTTTAGATATGTTCTACGAATACCATCATAGTGATATTGAGAAAAATATTGAAGCGCTTCATCAATTCTATCTTCCAACTGGTCATCATCAGCGTTGATCTCTATGACCGGTTTTCCAAGTGCTCTTAAAGCGTATTGTTTTAGTTGTTCTCTACTTGATGGTGTTGCCATAATTTCCTTTATTATCTACTATTTATAATATAAAAAGATTAAAATTAGTGGCTTATAAGAATAAATTAATTATTTTATAAATGCGGGTAGGCCTAACATAGGTCTTCCGTCAAATCTATTTTTATCAGCAAATGGTCCGTTTACATGGTTATAATGTAAAAATACTTGGCCACATATATCACCTTCAAAAGGTTCTCGCCAATGCTCTAATTCACATCCACTATATACTAGCATATCTCCTACTTCAAGTAATACCTTTGTACCAATTGGTGCACCGGGTTTAACTAGATTTTGTCTTTCATTGATGACATTATTAGCTCCTGTTCCATCTATAAATATTGGCCAAGGATCCCCGCCCAAGTTTATCGTAGTGGATATCTCACAAGAAGGTCTATCTTTATGTCTATGTAAAGTATCTCCTTTTTTATAAGCTCTTGCATAAGAATATGTTGGAATTAAATCTAGTCCAGTTTCTTGTTTCATTTTTGGTAATACTTTAACTAACAAAGTCTCCATTACAGGGTCCGCATAATGAGAGTAAGTGTTTGGTATTTGTTTGTCTGTCCATGTACCCAACATTCCATTTTCATGAACTATGTTATTTTTATACATAAATTCAACAGCATCTCTTTTAAGTAAGAAGTAGTTAAATATAAAATTAGCTAACTCGTAACTTACTGCACCTTTGATTACTTGATATTTATTAAACATTATACAAACATTCCTTTCTGTAAAAAATTAAATGACACCGATATTCTTATATCATTAGATTCATTAGGGTCAACACAATGCATTAACCATGCAGGGAACATAATTAAACGTCCTGCTTTAGGTTCATAGTGTGTCTCTCTTAATAATCTATCTGGTAATTTACCTTCTTTCATTTTAGGTCTAGACATAGAAGCTACAGATCTTGGATCATCTATTTTTAGATTACCACAATTTTTAGGAGCTTTTATATAATAAACTCCTGACCATAAAGAATTAGGATGTTGATGTGCTCTATTCATTCCACCTGGTGGATTAATGTTAGCCCACATATTACCTAACACAGGCTCTGAATCTAAATGTTCTTGATCGTAAATAGTTTTTTGTGAAGCATATAACATACTAACTAATTTTTGATACTCAGGTAACTCAGCCATATTAGTAGGTGAATGCCAACCTTTAACATTAGTTCTAACCACTCCTTTATCTTGATTAGACCAAGCTATAATATCTCGTTCCAATTCTTGATTAAGAGTTGGGTGTTCTATATCTGCAATATAAACAGGTGTTGGAAAATGTAATTCCCTAAACATTATTTAAAAGGAGGTCCTCCAAACCACATCACTAATGATTGTCTTCTACCCCGTATAACAGGTTTTACTCTGTGTCTTATAAAGGAAGCAAAAAATATTGCATGCCCTTGTTTTAATTTTGCAATTTTACCTTCTGACATTAATTCTAAATCCCCACCTTCAAACTCTGATTCAGGGGAAAGTAATAATGTCATAGATATTTTTCTAACAGGGGGTTCGTGTTGCATGTTCACATCATTATCTACATGCCATTCATAGAAACCACCTTCTGGATATTCTGTATATTGTGCCATTTCATTTATTGTCATTCCATCAAAACCAAAATGATTGCCGTTAGTAGTTTTCATAATTTTTTCAATGTCTTTGTACATGTCAGCCATTTTAGAAAATGGTATCCAACTGATATGTGACGTTCTAGTTTTAGTATCTACATGTCCTCCTTTAGTACCTTTATCATTTCCAACAGATGCATCATTTCTAGGCTCTGCACGTCCAGCTTCAATAATTTTATTACATTGTTCAGGTGTAAACACAGGTGTTGTCGTTTCAACAATATAAGATTTCCATCTCGGCTCTGTTATCATATTAATATCCGTATTCTATCCAACCCGTTATTATATATTTATCATTAGACAAGGGTGGGTTGCCTCTATGAATATGTGTAAACTGTGTTGGCCAAACTAACAATGTATTTTTCTCAGGTTTAAAACGACATTTTTGATATAAAAATTCTGTCTCACCTCCTTCTGTTACATCATTTAAATAAATCATAAAAGCTAATATTCTATTTCTAGCTTTCATCTCTGCATTTTCACAATGCCAAAAATGATAACCTTCACCAACTTTAGTTTTTTGTATTTTAACTTCTAGTATGTTGTGTGTTGCAAGTTTTTTAAGATAAGAATATTTTTGAACGTATAAAGGATATACTTCTTTAAAAAATAAATCTATAAAAGGTTTATTGTTATAGGTCATTGCAACATTAGTATCTCGTATAGTATCTATTGCATTGTCTGATACTAACATCTCATCCTCACGTCTTGGATACACTGCACCTTGTTGTTCGCACTTATTAAAATAATTTAAATAATCTTCTATTAATTTGTTTGGCATAAAATCTTTAAATACACCGATGTGATCATCTCTAACTAAAAATTTCTTATCCATTAGTTAGCTCCTCTGTTTTTAATTGGATCAAACTCTACATCACAATTTGCAGCTAGTGTTCGTCTTGTCTCATCGGTTCCATTAAATGGATAAACACAGTGTCTCATATCATATGGAAACACATAAAAGTCTCTAAGATCCATTGGGGGTTGATAATCTATCTTAGCAAATTGACCATTGGCTGCACCTAATATCTGTAGTCGTCCATTCTGTTGGATATGTTCTGCTGAGTACTCTTTACCATAAGTTGAAGGTAGTTTTAAAATCATTACACTTGATAAGCCTGTATATAACATTCCTCTATGAACGTGGGCTGGATTATACTCATGCTGTTTCATTTCATTAACCCATATAGAATTTAAATGTGTATCATAATCTCGTATAGCATTAAATTTTAAATAATGATTAAACACTTGCATAAAATAATCCGTAACATTTTTAGGTAGAAAGTTATGGTTCTTCATTTTAGTTTGATCTTTACCATGATAAAATAAAGAATGTTCTTTCTCTATCTTACCCACTAGCTGACCATTAGCAGGTGCAAGACTATTATAATTTTGTTCGTAGATTTGATTAATAGATGTAAATATATCTAAAGGTACTTGATATCTTATAATACATTGACCTAAGTATATTGGTTTAAAATTTAATGTGTTCATATCTCTCTCTTATAGCTTTTGGAATTCTTTCAATGTAAGGGTTGTATACTTTTCTAACAGGACCATCAAATAGTTTATGCATATTACTACCCACAATTTTATCATCATAAGATAAACCATTAACTTCTACTTGATTTAAATTATCAAACTTGTGATTAAAATAAGGCTCACCTATAAACTCATATATTTTTCTAAACTCTTGTTCAGAATTTTTAACCATATCATCATACTTTACATAATGACAAATGCCAGGATAATTATATGAATTTTTTATAGCTTCTAAATCTTTAGCAATAGCTCCATCTTTATTCATTAACATTAATAATTTTTCTTCATCTGTATTTAGATTATATCTATTAGGAAATGCATCTGGATTTTCTGTATACCACTGCATATAGCTAGCAAGTACATCCATTAGATCTCTAAGTAATACTATACATTTAAAACCAGGTTTAAAGTGCTTTTGCATTAACTCAAAATTACCTGGTGTCATAACAGGTCCACGGTCAATAATTATTCGTTGAGGCCATTGTTGATAATAGTTAGTAAATACATTATCAAGAACATTATCTAAAGATTGATGATCAGGGAAATTTTCAAATACATCTGTTTTTTTAAGTAGATATAAATCTTTCATTATCTCTAATGTTATAGAGTTAGCAGTAGCTGCTATCTCAGGATTTTGATTCATAATACTTGCAAATAAAGTATTACCAGACCTAGGTAATGCTACTAAGAAAAGTAATTTACGATTTTGGTTTCCCATGCTGAGTTATTTGTTCTTTCTCTTTATAACTATTTTCTAATTCACCTGATTTTTTAATTCTTTGTAAGGATTGTAATTGTCCCATTACATTAAATATTTCATTATCATCAGAGTGTTCATTTAAAGTTTTAGCTTTTTCTGCATACTGCATACCATAAGATTCTAGTTGATGTGCATTAACATCTTTATCATTAAAGGATCCGTCATTAAATTCTTTCTTTAATCCAGACCACATTTTAATTTCTCTCATTCTATGTTTGGCTGTTTTCTCCATAGACGCTTTACCAAATCTTGCTTCGTCTAAATCAATTTCATATTTAGTTAATTTGTATTCATCTTTTTCAGATTCTATTTTACTCTCTAACCATTTAATTTTTGCTTCATTTCTTCGATAGTCAAACGATAATGTCATTAGATTATCTAAGTAACTTGATTGTTCTCTAACACATTGCCAATATTTTGAAGCTTTAGTGGGGTATCTATTATCTTGAAGTACAGAAAATCTAGCTTCAGTCTCTGTTCTGAATACTTGTTTTTTAGTCCAAGTATCTCGCAACTCATTCGTCATTGCTTTAAAATCAGAAACTTCTTCTGTACTTAATAGGTTGTGTAGATTGGGGGTTTCTTTTTCGATAATATCTCTTATATCTTTTTTTATTATATCGTCACTCATTAAGTTCTCCTTATTATATATCTATGATGTTACTATTATTTATAAGACTTTTAAGTGTCAGTTCAAAAAATTATGCGTCTGTAAATGTGCTGGTTAAATCTCCAGCATTCCATTCTTCTGTTGCATTAGTTCTTGGATTTCCACCAAAAGCTAAAGCAGCTGGTTGTGTTCCGGCTCCTGCTAATCCACCTCTTGCGGTATTTAAATCTCTAACGTCTTTTTTCATTTCTATATCCTTTATGTTAGATACATATATAACCTATTTAAAAGACATTGCAAGTTTTAGGAAACGTCAAAACTAACTGTCATTGGTCCTGAGTTCCATTCTTCGGTTATTGCTAAAGATCCAGGATTACCTCCAAATGCTAAAGCTGATGTATTTGATGCTCCAGCACCTCCAAAAAAGTATCTTCCAGTACTCATATCATTAAGTTCTGTCCAGTTGGTTCCATTCCAAGATTCTGTTACTGCTCCGTTTGGTGTTCCAGTTCCTCCAAAAGCTAAAGCTGCTGTATTAGTTCCAGCTCCTCCTAGACCATATCTTGCACTATTTAAATCATTTACTTCAGTCCAGTTAGTTCCATTCCACAATTCTGTGTTTGCTTTTATAGGATTCTGTCCTCCAAAAGCTAAAGCTGCTGTATTAGTAGCACCGCATCCTGCTAAATATGTTCTTGCTGTATTAAAATCATTAACTGCAGTCCAATTTGTTCCGTTCCAAGATTCTGTTCCATCCCCAAAAGCTAAAGCTGCTGTATTAGTTCCAGCTCCTGAAGCACCAGCCCTTCCCGTATTTAAATCATTAACTTCAGTCCAGTTGGTTCCATTCCAATTTTCTGTTATTGCTAAAGATCCAGGATTACCTCCAAAAGCTAAAGCTGCTGTGTTGGTAGTTCCTGCTCCTGCTAAAATATATCTTGCAGTGTTTAAGTCATTAACTTCAGTCCAAGCTGTTCCATTATATTTTTCTGTTAAAGCAACAACTCCAGGATCAGTCATTCCGCCAAAACCTAAAGCTGATGTTTGTGTGCCAGCTCCTCCTAAATGATATCTTCCTGTTCCTAAATCTCCACCAGTAGCCCATGATCCAGCGCTAACTAAAAATCCTTTCACAGAATTAGATGTTGTATTATACCAAACTTGTCCTTCAACAGGATTAGATGGATCTGAAGATACTACTTCTATATTTGTGCCATGTATTTCTTTGTATGTTGCCATAATATTTTAACTTGTTGTTATTGTTACTGTTGCTGGACCTACACTCCATTCTTCGGTTGCGGCTGTAGCACCTGGAAGATTCCCACCAAAAGCCAAAGCTGAAGTATTACCTGCACCAGCACCACCTATACCATTTCTACCTATATTTAAATCCGCTACTTCAGTCCAATTTGTACCATTCCAAGATTCAGTAATTGCTAAAGCTATTGGAGGAGAACCATCATATCCACCCCAAAATAAATGAGAAGTTTGTGTTCCTGCAGATCCCATTGTTAATCTTCTTACTGTGTTTAAATCATTGACTTCAGTCCAGTTTGTTCCATTCCAAGACTCTGTTTTTCCTGAAACAGCAGGTTCTTCTCCAGCTAAACATAAAGCTGATGTATTATTAGCACCACCACCAGCAACTTCCTGTCTAGCTGTGTTTAAGTCATTTACTTCTGTCCAGTTAGTACCATTCCAAGTTTCAGTGGTTCCGACAATACCTACTCCGCTTACGTTTCCACCAAAAGCTAAAGCAGATGTTTGTGTGCCAGCTCCACCTAAATCTTGTTTAACTGCATTTAAATCATTAACTTCTGTCCAACTCGTTCCATTCCAAGATTCTGTTGCTGCTGTCATACCACCATTTGGATCACCTGGACTTCCATTTTCACCACCAAAAGCTAAAGCTGCTGTACTTGTTCCAGCACCACCTAAAACTGTTCTTGCAGTATTTAAATCATTTAATTCTGCCCAAGTTGATCCATTATAAGATTCTGTAAGGGCTAATTCATTTAATGCTGGGGTTTTTCCACCAAAAGATAAAGCTGCTGTTTGTGTTCCAGTTCCACGTGGATTAGATCTAGCAGTATTTAAATCACCGCCCGTTGACCAACTTCCAGGATTAATATAAAAATATTTTAAAACATTATCCGTCTCATTATACCACACCTGTCCCTCCAACGGATTAGCGGGATCCGAAGTAAAATCTTGTATCTTAGTACCGTGTATGCCTTTGTACGTAGCCATTTAAATTTTTATTCCTCTAATGTTATATCAGCGGGTCTTGAGCTATTGCTTTTTTCTTCATCAGATAAAGCATCCCATGCAGTTTGTGCTGCAGTGACCTCAACGTCAACAATTGCTTGCGCTTCGTCTTTTGTTTTAACAGTTCCTAGCACTTTATTAATCCAAAGATTTGCATCTTTGTTATGTGCAGGTACTCTCCAAACATTACCAGGTAAACCGGAAAATGCAATCTTTGAAGATTCATTATGTTCAATAAATCCTTTGCCCCAGTTTTCTGCTACGCAGTATTGATGTGTTTTTGCCATAGTTTACTCCTTTGTTAATTAAGTTGTTGTTATTGTTCTGTATGCTGTTCCTGGTGAACTAAATTCTTCTGTTACATAAGTAGGACTTCCTGTAGTTCCAGAAAAAGCTAAAGCTGCTGTTGAAGTTCCAGAACCGGCTAAATAACCTCTTGCTGTGTTAAGTGAAGGTTTAGTTGACCAATTAGTTCCATTCCACGATTCAGTTTTTGCGCCAGCTGCACCTATGCTTGGTTTCATAGCACCAAATATTAAAGCCGCTGTTGCCGATCCATGAGATGCCGCTAAACCTGTTCTAGCACCATCACTTAAATCATTTACTTCAGTCCAGTTAGATCCATTCCACAATTCAGTTCTTGCACCCTGAGGTTCTGGTTCTCCTCCTATAGCTATTGCTGAAGTATTGCTTGCTCCCGATGCCGCTAAAAAATATCTTCCTTGATTCATATTGCTTACTGCTGTCCAATTTGTTCCATTCCAAGATTCATTGGATGATGTACCATATGGAGATCCTCCTATTGCTAACGCTGAAGTTTGCGTTCCATCTCCTGCCATTGCTTCTCTCGCATTATTCATATCATTAACTTCAGTCCAATTTGTTCCATTCCATAATTCAGTTACAGTCACGCTTGGTGGAGAAAAACCCCCTGCACATAAAGCAGATGTTGATGTTCCAGCTCTGCCACCACCACGTCTTCCATCATTTAAATCATTTACTTCTGTCCAGCTAGATCCATTATATAATTCTGTTGCGGCTGTAAAAGTAGGACCACCTCCTCCAAAAGCTATAGAAGCAGTTTGTGTTCCTGTTCCCATTAATTGAATTGCTTTATCCCCTGTTCTAGTCATAGTACCACCAGTAACCCAAGCACCAGCTGCTACTTCTATAGCAACTTTAAAAGCACCCGTACTAGAATTATACCAAACTTCTCCAAGAATAGGATTTGATGGATCCCCGGCAACATTTTGAACTGCCGTTCCGTTGATCTCTTTATAGGTAGCCATGATTATTTATTCTTTAACAACCAACCTTGAGTTCCATCTGTATAGACCAAAGTATTAGCTGCCCTTTCTACTGAAATTGTTAAACTTGCTGCAACACCTTGAATTTTTTCTGCTCCATTTGGTGCAACTGTTAAAGTATTAGTGTCAAATGTTCCTGCATAATCTACAAAAGATATTTCATCACCTAAAGTTCCTGCTGGTAAAGTCATTGTAAATGCAGCACTTGTTGTATCACAAAAATATCCTTCTCCTGCGACTGCTGTAAATCCTGCAGTCTTGACTGCTACCCATGACGTTCCACCCGAGTTATCTACAAAAGATAAATTACCTGAGCCGTCTGTTACTAAAATTTGATCTGCTGTACCATCTGCTGCTGGAAAAGTTAAGTTATCTATAATTACTTGTCCCGATCCTTTTGGAAGAATTGATACATCAATATTTGTATCTCCACCAGAAGCCGTTAAAGTTGGACCATTTCCTGTTGCAGCATTAGCATAAGTTAATTCATTAACTGCTGAAGCTGTAGCTGTTAAAACTAATAATTCATTTCCGTTAGTGTCTAAAATTGAAGTCCCAATTTTAGGTGCTGTTAAAGTTTTGTTTGTAAGAGTTTTTGTATTATCAGTTGAGATAATATCACTACCCCCTAATGTAGCAGTTGTTGCTTCTAAATTCGCAACAAGTGTTGCTGTAGTAATAGTTAAGTTACCTGTATCAGAAGCAGTGGCTGTTGTAGTACCAACAACAAATTTATCAGCACTTTCGTCCCATGCTATAATAGCATTATCGCCTGTACTTCCTCTTTCAATTATGATACCAGCATCATTTGCGTTTGATGTAGCACCTGAATTTAATTCTAATAAGTTGTCATCTACAGTTGTGTTTGTAGAATTGACAGTAGTTGTTGATCCATTAACAGTTAAATTACCAGTTACTATTAAAGCACCACCGACTGTTACGTCATCTGGTAAACCAACTGTAATTGTACCTGAACTTTCACCAACTTCAATTTCATTTGATGTTCCAGCAAAAGTAATAGTACCACCTAAAGCTGTAGCAGTAGAACTAGAACCATCTGTAACTGTAATACCTGAGTTTGTTAAACTAGAATTACCAATGTTTGATAATGTGTTAGAAGCCGCATCAATTGTTTTGTTTGTTAAAGTATCTGTACCAGTTTTTGTAACAATTGTTGAATCTATTGCAAAACTAATATCGTTATCTGAAACAGTTGTGGCAATACCTGTACCACCAGTAAATGATAATGTATCAGTTCCAACAGTTACTGTATCATTTGAACCAGTATCAGCACCTATAGTTAGTGTTGATGACAAGCTGCCAATTTCTCCATCTACATAAGCTTTAATAGATTGTTGTGTTGCCAATTGTGTAGCAGAGTCAGACGCCAGGTTGTCTTCGTCTAATACTGCTGTTCCAGAAACACCTGTATTTAATACTACGCTTGTTAATGTTTTGTTAGTTAAAGTTTGTGTTGCGGCGTTTGATGTAATTTCAAATCCACCAGCTGTTGAATTGTCGTGAACTCTAAGGGTATCGAGTGTTGTATCAACACTGATTTCACCCACAGTTCCTGTGAACGAGTTGTTTTGAGAGGTTGTTCCTCTTCTAAATTGTAATACTGTTGGCATTTAAAAATCTCCTATACCTATTTATAATACTTTTTCTTACGAAAGTGCTCCTAAATCTATTGTGTTTGTTGATCCTACTGGATCGTTGTAACTAAATAAGTTTGCTGTCAAAGCTATTCCAAATGCATCTGCAGACCCAGCTTCAAAAGGGGTTTCTTGTGTAGATTGTTCAGGATCAAAACTTAAATCAAAATTACCGTCTGAACCCGGTGCTGTAGATAATGTAGATTCACTTAAATCGGTTGCAACTGCTCCAAATGATAAAACACCACTTCCATCAGTCTTTAATACTTGACCATCAGATCCATCTGCTATCGCAGCTGTCATAGCTGCAGTAAATATTGCGACATTTCCTGTTGCATTAGGTAAAGTGATTGTTCTATCTGCTGTTGGATCAACAACAGTCAATTGTGTTTCATTTCCATCAGGAGTAGACCCTTCAAAACTAAATGAATTTGTAATATTAATTGTTTGAGAATTAACTGATGTTAATGTTCCAGTTACCGTTAAATTTCCATCTACTGATAAGTTGCCAGTAACATTTAGTCCATCATCTATTGTTATTAATGTTGAATCTGAAGATGAAAGTGTTGAACCAGAAATTTGTAACGCCGAGTTTTGAATAGCATTTGTACCATTACCTAAAAGAATAGCGTTTGTTGTTAGAGTAGCAGCACCGATACCACCATGAGCTACGCCTATAAATTCGCCTGATTGAAACTCTGCTAGACCTGTAGCGTTGTTACTTTCATCAAAGACTGTTCGTATTGGTGTTTTTACTGCCATTTATTTCTCCTAAAATAAAAATAATTCATCTGGTGTTGATGTTAATGTATTACCATTGGCTAATACAAAATTTGCTATTGTTGTGTTTGCTCTTGTTTTAAAATTTAAAAATGCATTAGCTGTACCTAATCCACCAGCACTACTAAAAAATGGAACTGTACGGATAGCGGTTCCTTCATCATCAGCCAGTGCTATAGCTGATGTTCCACTTCCAACTGCAATTTTTGAATTTACAGGTAATGTAGCACCTGTAGCAGAAATTTGAATTGCGCCTGTTCCGTCAGATGATATTGTCGAACCACCTAGATTTATTGTACTACCACTTAAAAATAATTCAGACCAACGTTTAGTTGCTGAACCTAAATTACGAGTATTATTAGCATCAGGTAAAATGTCTTCAGCAACAGATGATAAATCATTAAAATTAGCAATAGTAACGATACTATCACCACTTCTCATAAAAACTTTTTTATCGGTTATATTAATAGCAACTTCACCATCTACTAAATCACTTGTAGTTGGTATGCCAGAAGCTGTTGTAGACCTTTTAAGTTTTATAACTGTTGCCACAAGTAATCTCCTAAATTAATTATTAAAATGTTCCGCCGTCTATACTTGTAACTGTAACTGCGCCTGAAGAAACTGTAAAGTTATCAGAACTAAATGAAGCAACCCCTTTATTACTTGTTGTTGCTAATTCAGCAGTGATAGTTAACGTATCACCTGATTGTGATGTATCAATACCTTCACCACCAGTTACTGTTAGTGTATCTCCTAAATCAATATCTTGGTTACCACTATCAGTAGTAACGTTAATAATACTATTTGCTAATTTAGCATTAGTAACATTAGCGTCTGTAATTTTGAGAGTTGTTACTGCATCACTAGCAAGTTGGTTAGTACCAACTCCTGAAGCCTTAATTTGTAAAGCGTCACCTGATACTTCAATTGATGAATCATCTACAGCAACATTTAAAGTATTACCAGTTTTTGTTAAAGCGTCACCAGCTGAAATCTGTCCAGCAC